TGTTCCACGTGGAACACCTGCCGCCCGTCTCGCCCGCCTGCCTGCCTGCCGTGGTAGAGACAGCAAACTATTATGTGCATACATACTACAGCCTGTCTCGGTCTCCGCTCGGTGGACAAAGTAGACTAACTGACTGATAGTCAATGACATAGCGCTAAAGTATCATCGTGTGCTGTGTTTGCGTCGGGTTATCTATACAAATCCTGCCCGCCTGCCCCATATTTAACTTATCATTAACACCCTCCTCCGCGTCTGCCCTGTAGCCCTGCGGCGGGCCTACTCTTGCATTCCTACAGGCTGCGGTGAATGCGTAACGTGCTGCATGTCAATGCGTTAGAGACCATTTGCCTTGGATTATACCCTTATTTAGAACCATTCTCAATAGCATTTTGAGGGGGCATAGAGGCATTATCTCGGGCTCGGATGTATGTAGATACCACCACAGGCGAGAAAGTCGATTTAAAGCAATTTCCGTGTGTTTTCGCGGGGTTCAGAGGGCCCGTTCTTTTTGGTTAGGGCAACCCTAGATTGGGAGGCTTAATGTGCGGGCGTGCACGAGGCATTTATGTGCTCTTTGGCCTATGGGCGCTGTGTGTCCCTTACCTAGTGTTAAGTGCTCACCTATAGAGGCAGCGAGGTATTCCGGCGCAGAGCCCATATAACACGATGAAAACCAATAAGTTGTGGGGAATTTCCCCAAATATAGGGTATAACAGCCCCATAACCAAATAAACCCTTAACTTTTTTGTCCACTGATTTTCAACAAGTTAGCTTAAAAACATTGTGTATTGACATATAAATTGTTAACGACTTGTTAAAGTCGAGAATGCAGCACAGCGACCCCCCCATATTTGCAACGTCAAACAGGGACAGCGGTTCTACTAAGGTTTGACAGGGTGTGTAAAGCACCCACAACAGGAATGAGGTTAAGCGGGTGGTGGTTCTCAGACCTGCGGCGAGTACTAACTGAAAGGGCAACAATGAAAGGGTGTACGGACCGAAAGAACCCGAGTCGCGGCTCGTTAACAACAAAAGTTCATTGACGTATTGAGACCATGTGTGCAAAGCACGCCACCGAACAGGTGGGGAAACCGCAGGGAGGCCGATGACACCCTCTACTAGTTGCGCTGATAGCCGAAAGGACGCGCCATACATGGACTCGCAAACAACAACTATAGCAACGGCAGGCGCTGCACCTAGTGCACGGGGTTCGAGTCCCCGCGTTGTTCTAACACATAACAGCATGAAAAAACGATTCTATTTCCGTCGCCCGTCGCAGTTCTCATTCGACATGGTGGTGACAATCAACGACGACAGGCACGAAGCCAACTTCATCGCCTCCATGATTCGCAAGGGTTATGAGGTTGTCGATACTGAGACATACCGCGCTGAGTGCGCCATGTTCGCTCCATTCAGAAAAGGCAGACTCACATCAACAGGACGTTACATATACTAATCAATAAACACTATACACATGACAACACAAGAATTCATTCAGCAGCTAGAAATGATGCACGTATCTAGCTACAACAGCGAGAAACAGCGCGTAGAAATGACGAACGGCATGCAGGTGTCGCACCGCGTTGAAATCAGCGACTTTGCCACCCAAGACGGCCCGCTGCAAATGCAGCTAATTGTGAGCTATCACGGGTCTTTTGTAATGCGTTGGGGTGCTGAGAGCGCACGGGACAACTCGCTCCTAGCAAAGTGTTGGATGCGCCTAAAGAACGCAGGCCACAAAGCGGAAATGGACGTAGACCAACGCCTACAGCATGAAGGCTACCGCCTGCTTATGCAGGGGCTACAATAGACAGGCATGGTGCTCGGAGGGGCTCGTTTCCCCTCCCTGTCTCTAATTTTATAACAACAATTTATTTCAACACATTATGAACAACACATTCAACATCGACAGCATGCTGTCAAACATCACCACAGGTGCAAAGACAATCGAAACCCTCCAATCTACAGGCCTCGATTGGCACGTAAACAAGGTACAACTCTACACCCCCGACGGGACGCCCGTAGACAGCGCGTGGGCCAACCAACGGGCCGACAACGGCGCTATCCTAGGCGTAATGAGTGAGCAGTACGCGGTCTTTCAGAATGAGGAGCTCGCTGAGCTATGCGAGGCTATCGCAGGCGAGTTTGGCTACCGCATACACAAGGGCGGTGCTCTGAACGGCGGCAAGAAGGTATACCTGCAATTGTCCGCAGGCAGCGTTGAGGGCATAGGCGACAACAACGACCGCGTAGAAAAGTACGTGACCGCTCTCAACTCATTCGACGGCAGCAGCAGCGTTTGCTTCGGGTCGCTAGGCTACACCATTAGCTGTCAGAACACGTTCTACCGCGCAGCCCGCGACAAGGCCATGAGCCGCGTGCGCCACACCTCTAGCATGCGCGAACGTATCGAGGCAGCTAAGCAGCAAATCCTCGGTATAGTGAAGGCCGACGAGAGCCTGTACGACACGTTCTTCAAGATGGCCAACGCTCAGATGACCCCCGACATCATCCGCAACGTGGTGCAGCAGTTGACCGACGTCGACATCACCAAGACTGAGAAGTCGATACGCGCCGACCACAGCGCCCGCAAGTTCAACATCGCAAGCGACCTGCTCGACAGCATACGCCGCGAGACCTCATACAAGGGCGGCTCGCTGTGGGGCTTGATGTCGGGTGTGACTCACTACACCACTCACAAGGCCTCCGCTCCTAACCGCGAGAACGGCCGTATCGAGGCTAAGATGACAGGACAGGCAGGCGCAATGGACGCGCAGGCCTTCGACATCCTAGCGAAAATCGTAGCCTAACGGCACGCAGGCAGGCATGGTGCTAGGGCGGGTTCGACTCCCGCCCCTGTCTCTAATCAATACAACACAACAACATGGACAACATCAAAATCACAGCAGACGGCTTCGTGTGGCTCATCGTCACCGACTCAGCCAAGGAACTATGGTCATCGGGCGCACTCACAATCTACCGCCTGTACCATGACGGGACAGAGTCTCGTATCGAAAGCTACGACGACATCAACGCCGCCCTAGAGAACGGCGAAGACATCGGGGTAGAGGTTGGCCCGCTTCAACACCTCAACTATTCATATAGATATCAACACCTAGAGAAATGAGAAAAGCAATCATCCTATTGGCCGTAGTCACAGCAGCGCTGTGGCTCGGCTCTTCCCTAGACAAGGAAGTACTGCTGCACGAGTGCGTACAGCAAACCGACGGCAGCGACCTCGCATGCGACAGCTGCTACTACGTAATCTACGGAGCATATCCAACCCATTAAAATAACCGGTATGAAACACATAGAAGAAACCACAGAGAGTATCAAGGCTGCTGTGCCTGCAGGCTTCAGCGTACACGAGTTCGCCATGGCAGTTGCCCGCACGCTAGTCGATGAGTACGGCGAGCACAACATCGAGCGATTCATTAACACACTAACAAGCGAGTTAAGCAAGACGGCCGTCGACTCGCACGGCTACAGCACAGCAACCATAGAAGCAAACACACGCAAATTCCTAAACAAGTAACACACCATGAACCCAACATTCGAAATGTACACAACGGCAGGCGACATGGCCTGCCAACGCCTAGTCAATGCCCTAGTTAAGCGCATCAATGGAAACAAGTTTATCACCGAGCAGGAGCTAGACACGCTGCTGATGACCCGATTAGAGGCCGTTAAAAAGAAGCACGGCGAGGTGACCGACACCGAGCCCCGCTACCACATCCGCAGGGCCGTTAACAGGGCCCTAAAGGCTAAAGGCTACGCATACGAAATCGACTTATAAACCATACACAACACAGCAACATGACTAACACACACCTCAATGCCAGCACGGCAAAAGAACTGACAGGCCGCACGATTGCATCGGTAGGCAACGACTACATTCAGCTAAACAACGGCCTTCGCATCTACCTAAGCGAGGACGAAATCAAACACCTTAACAACGAATACTAACATGAACCAAGAGTACATGGGCATCACAGGCAAGGTTAGCCATGACCCCGAACTAGCAAAGCTATACAACAAACTGCTCAAGCAGCGAGGCATAGAAGGCATGCTCGCGCTCATCGAACAATGGATGGACGACAGCGACTTGAAATCAATACTAGCCGAGAGCGATTACAACTAAACACAACACACAAATGAGAAAGATAACAACACAGGCCGTACAGGCCTTCGAAGAAGCCCGCCCGTTCAAGAGCGGCAACACGCAGGTAGAAGTACTACCCAACGTCACAATCATGAAACTATTTGGCAACCCGATCGCCTACCGGTACAACGACCCAGAGCGCACGCTCAGCATAACCAACTGCGGTTGGCAGTCGGACACCACCAAGGAACGACTCAACGGCCTAGAGGGCGTGAGGATATCGCAGAGCGCAGGCAAGTGGTACCTCAACGGCAACGAATGGGACGGCAAACTAATCGACATCAAGTAATAATAAACACAACACACAACAACATGAAAATCTTATTCTTCGCGGCTGCTCTAGTCGCACAGCACAACGCCGAGACTCGCTTCAAAGAGATGCAGGACGACGGCACAATCGTTTACGAGGGACAGGACGAGGACACAGGCAAGGCCCTGTACATGGTCACAATGCCCGACAGCTCACGCTACCACTACGCTTACGAGGCCGAGGTTATTCAGTACCTCAAGACAGGAACATTTCAGTACAACGACTTCTTAAAATAACAACACAACAACATGGACAGACACGAAAAACTCAGAAGGTACGACAACATCATGGCGGTGCTCGTCGTAATCGCAGTAGCTGCAATGCTGCTCACATCATGCACAACTCATCGCGGCTCATACAAGAGCAGGGCACCAATGAAGACACCGGAGAATTGGAGCAACGCACCAAGCCGTGAATGCGGTTGGGCCTATTAACACTCATTAACAAGCGAGGGCAATGTGCGGTATGTATATTGCCCTCGCATTTAAACAACACAACAACATGAAAGACATCACACAATTCAACCATTGGGGCTTTGCCGAATGGGTAAACGAGGCCTGCAAAGAGCAGGAGAACCAAACACTAAACGTCAAGGTCTACTACGACAACGACAACGAGTGCTACTACATCGACCTGCACAATCAAGACGACCTCGACGAGTTTAACGCGCTAGAGTCCTTTCACTACATGGACATACCGGAGATTCAGCACGACGTAGCTGAGGCCATGAATCAATTTCCAATCAACATAAATCTTATCAGACATGACAACGATTAAGCAACACCCAATGCTAGTAAACCTAGAGAAGGCAGTCAACGACATTCAGAACGAAATCATGCTCGCATGGAGGGCCGTGATGCTGTACGAAGAGCAGCTACGCAACAGCAACGTGTACGAGGCGAGCGAAGAGGCCCTGCACCAACTGATTTCCGACGAGAAGTTCAAGATTCAAATCCTTACAAAGGTTTTAGAGAAACTATTCCCAACCGAAAACAACAACGACAATGATTTACCATAACTACGATAGTTGGAAGCTATCAAACCCCGACGACGACGGGCACTACAGCGAGGACACCAAGCCTCGCATCGAGACCTCAATCTACTTCAAGTTCAGAGCGCAGCACAGCAGGCGCTGGTTCTACGGAATGATTACCACCTCCGGTCACGAAATCAGAGTGTGGGACTTCGGTGGAATCAGAACGATAGACGTGGACGAACTAGAGCCCTATGCCGAGGACGCACAGGATGAAATCGACCGCATCAAGTTGCACTACACAGACTTCGTGCACATCACCATGCAGGAGTTCTACGCAGAGTTTGAGCAGGCCCACAACAAAATCTTAAACCTAGTACAACGTGAAACGAATTATTGACAGCATAGCGTTTAACCTGATGATGTGGCTACTCAAAGACATAGGCAAATGATACTAGACTATCGTACAGGCGACGACATTGTTGCCATCCGAGACCACTCACAGGGTGTGTTCCTCAAAGGGGATGTGTTCACGGCTATTGCCCTGCAAAGGAATAGCTGTGGATGCATCTTCGTTGTGGACATAGGTTTGAAATCTGACAGGAAGTTTACAAGATGCCCTGTATGCGAAATGAACGACGAAAAGACCGACAACATATGGTGGGTTGACGCCCGTTTGTTCCGGAGACTGCTAACCCGATCGCAAGAGGAAGACCTCGCAAACGTGCTCGCGGAAGTCCTTAATGAAGAGCTAATTAGCCTTAATTAACACACGATAACAGCACAATCAACACATTTAATTATATTTGCAAAACCAATGGCAACACTATTCAAACTCAAAGATGGCTACGAAATGGTCACCAACTCGCGTGACATTTATGCAATCAGTTACACGGGCAGGACAATCAAGTACATAGGCAGGGGCACCGAAGACTACAAGTCACGCGGCAAACTGCTGAAGGAAGTGCCGCCCGAAATCAGACAGACATTCTTCGACATCCAACGACACAAATCAGAAATCTAATACAACAACAACATGAATTGGAACCTACAACAGCTATGGAATGAATGCGTTTATTCCCAACAGCGTGCGCTCGAGCCACGCGACTATTGTTACGCGTCAGAAATCGGTCAGCCACTCGTTGACCGGTATCTGAAGATGAAGGCGGTCACGCCTACCAACCCGCCCAACATGAGAAGCCTGCGCAAGTTCGAGGCAGGCAACCTAGTGGAATGGGTTGTACGATACGTCCTAGAACGCGCAGGATTGATTAACAACACCCAGGAGAGGGTAATGGTCGAGTACCCGAACATGCTTCGCGTATCGGGCCGCCTTGACTTCCTAGCGGGTGGCAAGATTGACATCGAGCGGGCAAAGCAGGACATCACGTCCTCACACCTGCCCGAGTCTATCCAAGCATCCTCCCTGTACATTGCAGAGAAGTTGTACGAGAAGTTCGGTGACAAGGAACTAGAGAAGAAGGTCCTAGAAATTAAGTCATGCTCATCGTTCGTCATGGACATGATGGAGAAGACCGAGAAGCCTATCAAGCACCACCGCCTGCAACTCTTCCACTACATGAAGGGACTCGGACTCAACGGGGAGTTGGTATACATCTGCAAGGACGACCTGCGCATGATGTGCTTCCAGTACGAGCCAACCGAGGAACTAGAGCAGGAGTACCTCGCAGACATTTCAATCATGACGCACTACTTCACGTCAGACACGCGCCCACCGCTTGAGAGACACATCGTGGTAGAGGACGGCAAGTTCAAGAAAAACTTCGGCATCGAGTACAGCAACTACCTCAAGTTCCTGTACGACTTTGACGAGCCCCGCGACTACGCCGACTCAGTTAAGTCACAGGTTGCACGCTGGACTCGTGTAGTTGCACGCTACGCAAAGGGCGACAAGATTACACCAAAGAACGAGGAGGTACGTGCCGAGATTGAGAAGGCCGGATACGCCTTCACTCAAATCGTAGAGCAAGCCAAACGATTCGGACTAACAGAAGAACAAGAAGAAGAAATCTAATACACAAACCAAATGAAAATCACAATCCAAAAGGGTATAGCAATACCCACACGCGCAAGCAAGTCAACAAAGAAGTACCCGTTCTCAGACATGGAGGTAGGGGACTCGTTCTTTATCAAGGACACCAAGACCCCGGACAAGACCCGCAACACGCTGGCAAGTGCCGCTTGGTACTACAAGAAAAAGAACGGCAACAAGCCACAATTTTACACCAAGATATACGTCACGGGCGTAAGAATATGGAGGGTAGAATGAAGCACAACGCAGTAATCACACCACAGGGGGCATTGCGAATCCACAATCGCCCCCTCTTCGAAGAGGAGGTCAGAGCCATGTCCCGTGAAAAGGACTTGGCTGTGACCATCGAGGTAAAGGTCAAGAGACGCTTCCGGTCAGACGTGCAGAACGCGTACTACTGGGGCGTGGTTGTGGCCATGATTGCAGACAGGCTCAGAGAGCTAGGGCACGACGTGGACAGGGACTTGGCACACGAGTTCCTCAAGGGTCGATTCCTGTTCTCAGAGTTGACAGACCCGAGCACCGGAGAGGTGATGCGCATACCGCGCAAGACCTCTGAGCTGGCCACGGGCGAGTTTATGGACTACCTTGAGCACGTCAAGCAGTTCGCTGCCGAGACGCTAGACATTTACATACCGGACCCTAACGAACAGCTTGAAATAACATGAATGCAATATGCACAATAATCATTTGGGGTGGGATGTATTACGCCACGCCCAAGTGGATGGACGAACAGATACCCGAGTGGATGTGGTCTCGGTACGAGATATACATATACTCCTACAACAAGCCGCTGACGATCGCGCATGACCCCAAGACTACAGCCCTCATCGGGTTTAGCGCCGGAGGGTTGGACGTCCTAAAAAACTACAAGAAGGACTACGCATTTGTCGGACTGATTGACCCTAGCACCCGCGATAAGTTCGCGTCGGTGGAATACGGAGCGAATACCCATATGCTATACAACCACAGGAACTGGGGCACTAGCAACAAGAGTATGCGCAACGTAGCAGAACAGATAAACAAGACCGGAGGCGATGCGAGATACGTCAACCTACCCCACGCAGATATACCAAAACAATTCTTTAATACATATTTCCATGATTGAATTAATAGCAACAATATTGGCGGCAATACTGGTGTGTATGCCGCTGATATACGGATGTCTTATATTGCGAGAGCGTGACAAGTTCATCGAAGAGTTACGACAGCAATTGGAAAAGTGGGACGAAGAGGATAGAATCGAAAAACAAAAAAACAATGAAAGCAATACTTGAATTCAACCTACCCGACGACCAAGCCGAGTACGACCTGTGCAACAAGGCGCAGGAGATGTTCCACGCACTCAATGACGTGAAAGAATACCTCAGGCGCAAGGTTAAGTACGAGGAGATGCCAGCCGACAAGTGGGAGCTGTGCGACGAGATATACCAAGAGTTTTACAGACTATTAGAACAGAACAACATAAAACTATGATCAACATTTCCAACAAGCCAACCAAGCAGGTCGAGTACTTTGCTGGTACGATTACCATGTCCTTTCCGGGCATCAAGAACAAAGAATGGACGTTCACCGTCTTGCGTACAACGAACGGAGTCACTACCTTTGACGTAGAAATCGATGAGAAACAATTCAGTGAACACTTTGACGCGTACAAGGAATCAATTGGCTTTTGCTGTGAGACCCTCAAGGAAACCGTCAAGGCGAACCTGGCTAAAGAACAGGCAGTGTGGAAGCCTGCCGAAAAATAACATAGCGTATGAAGGAGAGGAGTAAGAAGTGCAGAATCTGTAGACAGGAATTCATTCCCAAGTACAGCACAATGCAAGCAACGTGTGAAAGCATCGAGTGCATGATTGCATACTCCTCCAAGCAGAAGGATAAGAAGATTAAGCGGGAGCTGAAGGAGGTCAAGGAGCGGAACAAGTCCGTGTCCCAATGGCGTAAGGAGCTACAGCAGGTGTTCAACCAATACATCCGGCTCAGAGACCAAGGGAAGGGCTGTATCAGCTGCGGTAAGTCTTTACAGGGTAAGTATGACGCAGGTCACTTTTACTCCGTGGGATCGTATCCAAACCTCAGATTCCACGAGTGGAACGTGCATGGACAGTGTGTATCCTGCAACCAGCACAAGCATGGTAACCTGCTTGAGTACGCCATCGGCATCGAGAAGCGTATTGGGAAGACCAAGCTAGAAGAACTGAAGTCACTTCGGAACGGACGGCTCAGTATGCCGCTTGACGATATAAAACTCGCTATTTATTTATACAAGGACAAGATAAAAGAACTAAAAAAATGATTGACCCACCGACCTGGGAAGACCTGGGATACGCTAACTTTGAATGACATGGATAAGACCAAAAACATTTATACATTAATCATCCTCGCGCTCAGCGTGGTTATCCTGTGCGGAGTATTCTTTATGGTATTCCGGCTCGGTATCCTGCACACAAGTTCAGAGAATGAGGCTGTGGCTATCGAACGCCTACATGAGATCAACGAGAAGTACATCGCGCAGATGGACTCCAACCTGCTCGTTGTCACCGCAACCAAGGCAGCACTTGACTCGTTCATGGTGCAAGACCAGCAGCAGTTCCTCATCGAACAGGAGCGCATAGAGAAATCGCAAAAAATTGTTTCACGAATACCCCGAATGTCCAATGACTCTCTTAAAACACTTTACGTTAACTCTTGGAATTATCTTCTCAACGAGTATCGTACCGGGCGTCTACGCCCAGCCAACTAGCCCGCAGCTTCCTCGCGAGGCGCAGGAGGTCATATCTGCCGCTGCTGAGACCATACGTCAAGACAAGATGACGATCGAGTCCCGTTCGCAGCGCATTCAAATGATGCGCGACCAAATCGAGGCCGCACAGGTAGCCCTTGACCTGGCCATCAAGAACGGAGACCTCTGTGAAGAGGTAAGACAAAACCAACTCGCTGAGATACGCTTCCTCAAGTCCTCATACAACGACATGAAGGCTGAGATGAAGAAGGAGCGCAGGAGAAAGATATTTTGGAAATGTACGACGATAACCCTGTCGGGTTTGTCGTTGTATTTGTTGTTGTTATAGTTGTTTATTGTTATTGTTGGTAAGAAAGCGGCAGCCTAGCGTGGTTGCCGCTTTTTTCCTTCAACTAAATGGCGTAAATTAGCCACGCATATCACGTTAATAAATAAATAAAATACAATGTCAGTACAAAAAGCACTAGAAGTTCTTGACCTTCCAGAAGAGTTCGCTCAATACGATGGTCAAATTAAAACTCGTACCCAACGCCAAGCATGGATCTACGAGGTAACAGACATCTCATCGTCTCCTACCCGTGTGTACTACACGCTGGGGTTTGACAATGACAAGACAGACTTGTTCGGGATGTACACCCTTAACTATTTAGCTATGTCAATGAACCAGTCTGGGTTCGTTTACGAAGGAATTGACGAAGAGGGAGTGGCTACCCTTACTAAACCCGCTCAGTTCGTAAAGCACGAAGCGCCAAGTGGTCTTGCCGGCCAGACCGTCTACTACGTGTGGACTCAAATCAAGTGCAGCAAGGAAGGAATTGACTTGATGTACGAACCATATGAGACCGTATGGAAGGGTGTGGTAGACGACATGAAGGATCCAATGATGCGCGTGGGATACAAGGCGCGTCTGGTAAAGAAAGGCCCAGATGGCAAGCCGATGGTGGCCTGGACATCAAGACACGCGATTACCCCTAAGCGTCGCCTACGTCGCTCTGAGTTCCTTCAGATGGCTGGAATGACTATGGAGGAGTTCATGTACAAGACCCGTTGGACTTGGAACCGAGTTGAGACTAGTCCAGAGACTCACATCAACAACATTGCTATGGACATCGAGCAGCTTGACGGCAACCAAATCAAGAGCGTGTTCTACATCAACGGACAGGACGCACAGAAGTTCGACTACAAGAAGCTCATCAACTCGTTTGATAAGACCTATAGCGGTTATATGTGGCAATACCGGTTGATGAACGGGCCAAGCCAAACAATTGATAACCCTTACGGAAGCACGTTGAACATCGGAGTCAATCCTTTGGCGGACTCAACAATTAAAGTCGTGTCTGGGACAACCAATGCTTGGGACGGAAACACAAGGACTTTGACCTACAATCCGGACCTGGTTCACGAGGCACAGGTTATTGCCTATGCTGAGTTCCTTCCTGCCCAGGGTAAGAATGAAAACGCAGGGCGTATGTATAGCCTTGAAAAGAATACAGAAGTTATGTGGTAAGTGGTATGTGTTTTAGATTAACAATCATGGGGACAAGTTGTCCCCATTTTTGTTTATCTAAACCTGCTAGACCTTTTCCAGCGAGTGATATGGATGTTCCTTGACAACGGACGTATCTTAATGTATACGCCATCTCGTGACCGGCTGTCACGCATCCCCTGCTCGTTTGTGTTGCCCTCTATTGTCCTAATGGAGTTCTCTCCAACACGATCGACGATGCCCGTATGTCCGATCGCTTTGTACCTGCCCGTGTTCTTAAACTTGCTGTAAGACATTGTCATCACAAGCACATCGCCGTCTCTGAATGACTGATAGAACCTTCCGTCGGTGTAGATTACATCCTTTCTATTATATGCCGTTGGAGACCATCCGGATATACTGTTCTCAATGCCGCACTCGTCCAGGATAGCCCGTACAAAGAATGCACACCACGCATATCCTGGCTTCCAACCTACCTCGGCCATCATTTTCTGCAAGTCCCGGTCGGTAAACGCGTTATTGTTCCCTCCCTTCTCCTTTACGCCTACATAAGAGGCGGCAGTGGCGCGGACGCAGTAGCCGTCATTATCAGCCACAGAATAAACAGGAAGCACAAGAGCAATCCAAAGTAAACACAGATGTACAATACAATTCTTTGCCATGGCGATGAGGAGTATTCTAGTTCCTTTTTAGCATCCTTCGAGTAGAAGTAGTTCTGTAAACCTCTGAAGTTGAAGAACCCGCCAAGGAACACCACAAAGTTAGCAAAAACAAGGACAAGTGCAGCAAGAATTACCTGCTGAATGTACTCGATTGAGATGAGTCCGTCGCCAAAATACTCAGCGCTGTAGGATCCAGCGAGAAGGAATAGGAAGAAGGCAAGTGGAATAGTCCAGATGCCATCGAATAGTTGAAGTTTGCGTAGAATCTTTTTCATGTTACAAATATAGTTATCCAATTGACACGCCACTAACTCCGGGCGGTTGAGTTGCCATAACAAACCAGTTTTGACAATTTGAAACCGTACCCTTATACGTCCACAATGTACATCCTCCATAGGGTGACAATCCTATGCTGTTTATGTCCGTCACGTTTAAATAGTCAATATATTGAGTAGTATTGCCGTTGTTAACCAGTGTCAAGCGCCTTTGAGTGCCTGGCACGTTTGATCTAAGAATGATTGATCCCGCAGGTGTGCCGAGTGCGGTAAGCCCCCTGCTTAAAATCATGTCGTCCGCAAGCTGTATGGTGGTGTTGATTGTACTAAATCGTAATATACATCCAATTATAGCCCCGGCAGATGCTATAAGCGAGTTAGTGCTTATCGTGATGTCGGAACTTCCCGATATGTTGTTAGACGCAGAAAGGATTACGTTGCCCCCCACAGTCAACCTAGCGTTCACTATCAAGTTTCCCGTATAGCCGGTGGTAGTCAATGCTACAATAGTATTTGTCGCGGCTCCAATGGTGCATTGCCCGTTGTTAGTTCCTGTAAACACGACATCATCCCCGGCAGCAGGGACTCCAGAAGGAGACCAGCTTGCGGCTGTCGCCCAAGTAGATGCTGTGTTCGATATCCAGGTTTTTGTTGGCATCGTTATGAAATAGATGTTAATTGACGTGTTTTTGGAAAATCCCAGTTTCTCCAGTTTCGTGTGCCTACCGTTATAG